GCGTTTACAGGCTCTAGTAATCAGTTGACAATATTCTTGTCATAAGGAGTTGGCTATGGCTCGTAAGAGAGACAAGCAGCCACCTAAAACCAAAAAGTATTTCCGCTCCACTAAAAGTGGGGCGGGAATGACTAAGGCTGGCGTTGCTCGATATAGACGAGAAAATCCCGGATCTAAGTTAAAAACTGCTGTAACAGGCAAGGTTAAGAAGGGCTCTGCCGCTGCAAAAAGACGCAAATCTTTCTGTGCTAGAAGCGCAGGTCAAATGAAAAAGTTCCCTAAAGCTGCAAAAAATCCTAATAGTCGTTTGCGCCAAGCAAGGCGGAGGTGGAAGTGTTAAGTTTCAATACCTTAATTAGTGGCGCTACTTTAGCTTTTATTGGCTGGATAGCTTTTTCTGTTGTTGAGTTAAAAACAGAAACTGCTGTTATATCTGTAAAAGTAGACCAAAATCATAAACTTTTAGCAGAACTTTGGGACTTTTACTTACAGGAGAGAGTAAATGCCGATATCGCGTGGGCAAATCGCAAGCCAAATCTCAAAGCCTCCGATGAAAGGTGATAAGAAGATGAAGAAAGCTAATTCCACTCCTAAAGGCCTCACTTATTTTAGAAAAGGTGGAGCGGCTTCAAAGAAGTCAAAAGGAAGTAAAATATGCCCAGAGGGCAAAGCTTGGGCAAAACGTACTTTTGATACATACCCAAGCGCATACGCAAATCTTGCCGCATCAAAGTACTGTAAAGACCCTAACTATGCCAAGAAATCAAAAGGTGGCAAAAGAAAGGGCAAGTAATGGGTGAGCTTAAAAAATGGTTAAAACAAGATTGGGTTCGTATTGGTACTGATGGAAGCATTAAAGGTAAATGTGGGACATCCAAAGACAAGAAAAACCCAGACCGCTGCCTACCGTCTGCAAAAGCTAGAAGCCTCTCAAAAGCTGAAAGAGCATCTACAGCACGAAAGAAAAAGAAGGCGGGAGCAAAAGGCAAGACAGTGGTATCAAATACAAAACCAGCAAAAGTTAGAAACCTCGAAAAAGGAGGGCCAGTTAAGCGGCCTTTCAGGGGTAAAAAGGTGGCTGGCACGGCTGTTGCTAGGGGATGCGGTGCAATAATGGCTAACCGTAGAAAACGCACAAAAGGTGCGGTAACTCAGTCATAAGAAGAAATGACATGTCTTTGGAGGAGAATATTAAGAATGAAATACGTCTCTGGTCCAAAGAGGCGTTAGAAAAACCTAATGAAAATTACAACAATATGCCTGCTTGTCCTTTTGCTAAAAGGGCGTGGGTTGATGATCGTGTAGGTTTTATCTTTAAAAAAGATGAGTCTTTTGATGTTTTATTTGAAGCAATTTATGGGTGGGACAATAGAAAAGATGTAATCATTCTTATAGATTTTAACTATTTAGATGCCGATGATTTGTATCACTTCATGGATATACTTAATCATTCTTTATCTGAGGATGGCATAGATATGTTTGTCATGGGCTTTCATCCTGAATCAGATGAAAACGAATTACTTGAAAACTCCCTTGAGATGACGGATGACAATTCTTATGCTATGATATTTTTGCAACGCTTGACAAAGCTACAGGAAGCCTCGAATGTCTTGAGGGAAAAAGGATACTACGATGTTTGTCAAGATTATTACGAGAACGAACCTTTGTATGAACTAAGAGCCGAACTTTATAGGAGATTAAGATATGGCTAAAGACCAAAAAGTTAAACCTGTTACCCCTCAAATGTCCGCTGCCGCTTTAAAAAAGCTGGCAAAAGAAATGGGTTTTGATATTACAAAAGTGAAATCAAAAGGCATGATGCGCGGCGGTGCAGCTAAAAAAATGATGCGTGGTGGTGCGGCAACAGCCAAAAAGAAGCCATCTATGATGCGTGGTGGCGGTATGGCTAAAGCTAAAAAAATGATGCGTGGTGGTAAGGTCAAGAAGTAATGGCTGTCTCTGGCTCAACAGATTTTGAACTCGATGTATCTGATTACATTGAAGAGGCCTTCGAGCGCTGTGGTTTAGAGGTTAGGACAGGTTACGACCTTAAAACAGCCAAGCGCTCGATGAACCTCATGTTTGCAGAGTGGGCGAACAGGGGTCTTAATCAGTGGACAATTGTTCAAAGAACTCAAACTGTTACGTCAGGAACATCATCTTATAACTTAGGCACTGATGTTATTGATGTTTTGTCTATGGCCTTGCGCCAAGGAACGGGGACTTCTCAAACTGATTTTACTATGAGTAGAATTAGCAGAGATGATTATCTAAGCATTCCTAGTAAAAATACTCAGTCCAGACCAACGCAGTTTTTTGTTGATAGGCAAGTAACACCAGCCATTAAGATTTGGCCCACTCCAGATAATTCTACAGATATATTGGTTTTTGATGTATTAACTCGTTTGGATGACGCTGACAAATCGACAAATACGGTTGATGTTCCTTTCCGTTTTTATCCATGTTTAGCCGCTGGTCTTGCGTATTACATATCAATGAAACGTGCGCCAGATAGAATACAGCTTTTGAAAGCTTCTTATGAAGAAGAGTTTGAACGTGCGTTAGCAGAGGACAGAGATAGAGCATCTTTTAATGTAACTCCAAATCTTAACTTTTATAGAGTATCTTAATGGGGCGTTTTGCGGTTGGAAAATATGCTTATGGAATATCTGACCGCTCTGGATTCAGATATCGCATGAAAGACATGCGAAAAGAGTGGAACGGATCTCTTGTTGGTAAAGATGAGTATGAGCCCAAACACCCACAGTTAGAGCCAAAAAGAAGGCCCACTGATGCAGAGGCCTTAAAAGACGCTAGGCCAGATAGAACAGAGCCTGCTGTTCAAATACTATTGAGGCCAAACTCGTTTAAAAGTCAAACCGCTGGCTCTTCTATAATTATAGTAACTGAGCCTTCTCACGGCAGAAGCACTGATGATGCTGTGAGATTCCGAAAAGTTATGAGTTTTGATGGCTTTACACAAGCTACGCTTGAAGCTTCTTCAGGTTATGTAATAACTGTTATTGACGAAAACAGATACAGTATTGTTGTGCCTGGAGAGTCCGCTACAGTCGGCAACACTAGAGGTGGCGGCAATCATGCTACTGCTGATAGCGGGACAGCAACACCATCAACAGCATCGACCTTTGATGCAACAAATGTTACACTCGATTCGGCAACTAAGACTTTTGACGAGGGCTAAATGGCTAAACAAACAGTAGGAATCGGATCAAGCGCAAATGATGGCACAGGTGATACTCTTCGTGCCGGGGCCGATAAGATAAACGATAATTTTAACGAAATATACAATGCGTTGGGTAACGGCACAGCTTTAACTGATATCATTGATACAAATGGTCTTTTTAATGTTAGTTCTGGTGCAAACAAAATTGTTTTTTATTACGCTGCTTTAGCTGATTTACCAAGCGCATCAACCTATCATGGGGCTGTAGCTCATGTTCACGCCACAGGTGGTTTGTATTTTGCTCATGGGGGCAACTGGATACGATTAAACGATGAGACTACTGGCCCAGTAACTAAATATGTGGCTGGGACTAATGGTTCAAGCGCATACACTTTTACAGGTCCAGGGGCCACCTCTGGTGACAACCCTAATTTTACATTTTACAAAGGGCATACTTATCTTATAGACAACACTGCAAACGTCAGCAGCCACCCTTTGCAGATACGAACATCTAATGGCGGCTCTGCATTCACTACAGGTGTAACAGAAAATTTTAATTCTACTACAGGGTTAACTCAGTTTATCGTGCCGCATGAGCCAAGCGATACTTCATTAGTGTATCAATGCACTAATCATAGCAGCATGGTTGGAAATATAACAATAGTATAGTGAAGTTGGATTATGTCTTTTACCTACGCACAACTAAAACAAGCTATTCAAGACTTTACAGAGAACACAGAAACATCTTTTGTCACTAACCTACCTGTGTTTATTCGTGGTGCAGAGGACCGCATCTTTGCGCTTGTAGACCTTGAATTGTTTCGTAAAAATGCAACTTCTGCTTTATCGAGCAGTGATCCTTTTTTAAGTTGCCCAATTGATTATCTTGCTCCGTTTTCTTTACAAATTACAACTGCTGGAAGCCAAGATTTTTTACTGTTTAAAGATGTAAATTTTGTCCAACAATATAATTTAGATAAAGGTGCAAATGGTGTCCCAAAATACTATGGCGTTTATGACATAGACAATTTTATTGTAGGTCCAACACCTGATAGCAATTACACTGTTGAATTGCATTACTACTATCGCCCAGCGAGTATTACTGCGGGAGCAGATTCTGCAACATCATGGTTGAGCGAGAACGCCCCTAACGCTCTTCTTTACGGCTCGCTTGTAGAAGCGTATACTTACATGAAAGGCGAGCCTGATATGATGCAATTGTACGAACAAAGGTTCGGACAAGAACTTCAGCGTTTGAAAGATTTGGCAGAGGCTAGAGAAAATTCAGATGCATATCGTAGGGGCTTGCCTGATAGGCCAAGGACTTAGGAGTAACAAATGGCAACAAGTAACGCGGCAACCACATATCTTGAGCATCGACTGCTCAATTTTCTTTTTAAAAACAACGCAGCTATTGGTGGTGTGACCTTTGCTTCACCAGGGGATAGTATATATGTTGGTCTAGCAACGGCTGTCTCTGACGCTGAAGCTGGGTCTTTAACTGAAGCTACCTTTGGCAGTTATACAAGAAAGCAAATTGTTGCGGCAGATTGGACTTTAGCAAGTTCTAGCACAGATCAACAGACAATAAAAAACACCAACAACTTTGAGTTTCCAGCGTCCACAGGAACGACAAATACAGTCACACATGCATTTATTGCAGATGCAGCAAGTGGTGGGAACATACTGTTTGTTGGTGCGTTAGATGCTTCAAAAACAATTGCTACAGGTGATGTTTTCCGCATTAACTCAAACAACTTGACTATTGAATTAAAGTAATGGCTCTTGTTCTGAAAGACCGTATAAAAGAAACCACGACTACCACTGGTACAGGCACTTATACGCTTGCTGGTGCAGTAGGTGGTTTTGAAGCTTTCAGTCAAATAGGCAATTCAAATACTACATACTATTGCTGTACAGACGGAACTGACTTTGAGATAGGTATTGGAACCTATACTGCATCTGGTACAACCTTGGCCCGTACTACAATTTTGCAGTCCAGCAATTCTGATAACGCTGTTAGTTGGTCATCAGGCACTCGCACCATCTTCTGTACGTTGCCAGCAGAGAAGATGATATTTAATGACGCGAGTGGAACCGCGCAGAACTTTACAGAGCAAGACCCGAATGCGTTGGCATTCGCAATAGCGTTAGGATAGTGACATGGCAAATGCGTTTAAGACTTTCACAGATACGGCGGTAGGAACTGGAAACGCAGATGTCTACACCTGCCCGTCCGCTACTGAAACAACAATTATTGGCTTGAACATTGCCAACATCCTAACTGTTTCTATCACGGTAAACGTACAGCTAATCAATAACGATGGCGACAATGTGCATATTGTAAAGTCAGCTATTGTCCCTGTTGGCTCGTCACTGGTAGCAGTTGGTGGCGATCAGAAGATTGTGATGAACGCTTCTGACATTTTGAGAATAACAGCGAGCCAAGCATCAGCGGCGGACGTTACACTGTCTGTACTGGAGATTACCTGATGGCACTTAGCACGATTGATACAAATCAGATTAAGGACGGCGGTGTTACTAACGCAGACTTGAAAGCAAGCACTGCGAGTAATCCATTTCGCACAAACGCTACCAGTATTACTAGCGACCTGACTGTGGCTTCTACAGAAAACGCAGGAGCTTTTGGGCCGATAACCATCTCCGCAACAATCACTGTTAATGGAGTGTTGACCGTTGTCTAGTCGTATTCTTGTAGATGAAATATATGGTAAGACCGCTAATTCGTCTGCGCTAACCATTGATAGCAGTGGTATAATTACATCCTCTGCTGGCTTTGCTACCAGTGCATCGGCTAGTTTTTCGTCTAGCTCTACTCTTATCCAGCCAACAACAAACGGCATACCTAGCTGGGCAAACGAAATTAAGATTTCTTTCTTTGATGTATCGCAAGCAGGTTCTTCAGATGTTATGTTTAGGGCTTATGTTGCGGGTAGTGTTGTAACTGCAAATTATCAATATACTTCTGTTTATAGTCAAAGTTCTAATACTATATCTGACCGTTCAGCAGGAAATGATGGCGGTTTTTCGTTTTATGGTTGGACAGCCGCTGGCAATAGCTTTAACGGCACAGTAACTTTCACCAGAGTAACTGACGATTATAAATATGTTGCATTTGGTCAGTATTTTAATCCTTCATACGCAGATTATATTCAGTTTTTTAATGGTCGTGTTGATTTGGCTGGTTCTATAAGCGGGGTAGACCTTTACACCTCAACTAATTTTGATTCTGGTAGCGTAAGAGTTATCTGGAGGTAGGATAGGTTATGGCATCAGAACTAGGCGTACAAACTATCCAACACACTAACGGCACAGATGCTATGACTATTGATAGCAGTGGGCGCATACTTACACCAGCAAGGCCAGCGTTTAGTGTATATGGAGATACTGATGGCTCAAGTGTGGATGTTACTAGCGGCCCCGCAGATGTAAATATTTTTAATGTAACAGATTTTAATATTGGAGGTTGTATTGCACTTTCATCTGGAGTTGCAACATTTACTGCGCCAATAGCTGGTTTATATCAATTTAATTCTACTGTTTTAATACAATCAACCACAACAGCTTCTTATACAAGTAGCTATTTATATGTTTACGAAGGTGGGTCAACGGCAAGATACAGTAGTGGTTTGGCAGAAAGTGCTTATAAAAACTTTTTGTACAGAGCTATAACCGACCACGGTCACAATGATTCTGATGTTGACTATTTTGAACTCAGTAATTCTGCTGTAATTCAGCTTAGTGCTTCTGATACTGTGAAGGTTAAATATGAAGTTGGCAATGATACAACCACCCAATTACGAAGAGGCTGTCGTTTTAATGGATTTTTGGTGGGATAGGATAACAGGATGACTAGCATAATAAAAGCTGACCGCGTTCAAAGCACATCCAATGGGTTTGTTCTTCCTCCTGCTGGCGGCATTATTCAGACGCAGTATTTACAGTACACAAGCACAACTAGCACTGCAACGAATGACCAAACAAATGTAGCGTTAGACCATTTAGCGGTAAACATCACACCCATATCAACCAGTAGCATTATAAGAATTGATGCAATGGTAAACGGTGAGTGGTCCAATCAAAATTGTTCTTATAATTCAGTTTGGTTTTTTTATAGAGGTAGCACAAAGTTAAGTGCGCCAGTGTCCAGCGGCAGAGCAGTAGGTGTTCTTATGGGTACAATGATATCTTATGATGCCGCACAAGGGGGTTCGACACCAGAAATGGTGTACTATAGTTATTTTGATGCACCCTCAACGACTTCTCAAGTGACGTATAAAGTAGGGGTTTATCAGGGTTTGGGTTCCAATCAGACTTGGTACACTAATAAAACTGTATTAGATTCAGATGGTTATCAGTATGAAAGAGGAACATCTTTTATTAGCGTGACGGAGATAGCTGGATAATGGCATACATCGGCGCACAACCAAATAAGCAGTTAACAAAGACAACGAGCCAGTCTTTCAACGGCACAGGTTCGGCGACTGCGTTCACACTTAACCGCGCCGTGAACACTGGTGAGGAGCTGGAGGTATTTGTTGACAACGTGCAGCAGGAGCCTGGATCTGGTAAGTCATACACAGCCACAGGAACTACCCTGACGTTTGATGAAGCTCCGCCGTCTGGCACAGGTAACGTGTACGTTATCTATCGCGGTCAGGCAGAAGTAACAACACGGCTAGAAGCACCAGACCTTTCTATTACAACTGCGAAACTAGCGGCTGATGCTGTTGCTACAGCAAAAATAGCAAACAGTGCAGTAGACCTTACATCTAAAGTTACTGGCACACTACCAGTTGCAAATGGTGGTACTGGACTTACAAGCGGTTTCTTCAACGGCATCTCTCATTTTGATATGTACCACATGGATACTGCTGAAGCTATTACTACTTCTTTTGAATATTTAAATCATTGGGCCTCTTTTGACGGGGTTAAAAATTTCAATCGTATTGGTGCGGCTATGACACCTACATCTCAAACATATTTTGCCTTTCCTGTAACTGGCACATGGAAAATTGTTTCTAATTTAGCGGTTCATACAAGTACGGATCTTCGTTACTTCCAACACGAAATTAGACTTAGCACAGATAGTGCCAACAGTTATGATGCTTTCGATCAGTATGACGCAATACCTTACTTACAAAGTGGAGTTACTTATGCTCAATCATATCGAGAACGATATATAAATGTAACAGACACAAGCACTTTTAGAGTTGCTATTGGGGTTGTGGCAAGTGGCAACTGCAATATACAGGGTAACAACACAACATCGAAACACCTTTCTTTGTTATCATTCATGCGTATTGGTGACGCACAATAGGAGTTTGAAGTGCCATTAAGCAAAATTAAAACAAACTCTGTAGCTGACGAGGTTTTTGAATCAGGGTCTAATTTTATAATTAATGGTTCGTTGCAGACTTGGCAACGCGGAACCTCAATGGCCTCAAGTGGAAATGGCGCTAATAATTATACCGCTGACAGATTTTGGGTTAGCCATAATAACTCAAGTAATGTGACTGTAAGCCGTCAGGATGGAACTGGCGCAGGTATTGGTGTCCAGTATTGTGCAAGAGTGCAAAGAAATAGCGGAAGTTCAGCCGCAAACGGTATAAGATATGGAACGAGCTTAGAAGCAACTGATGTTATCAGGATGCGTGGTAAAATATTAACGCTTTCATATTACGCAAGGGCGGGGGCCGATTTTAGCCCCACTTCAAATGCAATGCCTGTTTATTTGTATACTGGCACAGATGTCGACCCTAACCCAAATACATTCGCAGGTGGTTCTTGGAACAATACCGTAGGATTAGTCAACGCCACTTCAACATTAACAACTTCTTGGCAAAGATTTACACATACAACTGCCGCAGTTTCTTCAACTGCAAATGCAATAATATTGCAGTTTAACGCCACCGAAACAGGCACAGCAGGTGCAAATGATTACTTTGAAATAACAGGCGTACAGCTTGAGGAAGGAGGGGTTGCAACACCCTTTCAGTACGAGGATGTAGGAACCACACTACGCAAATGTCAAAGGTATTTTGCAAAATGGGATTATAGTAGTGTTTATTATGGCTGCGCGTACAGCAGTAGTAATGGTTTTGTTTTTTTGGACTGTCCAGTAAGACTGAGAACTTATCCTACAGTAACAACTTCTAGCTCTCGTGCATCGGCAGATTTAACCTCATACAATTCATTTGAAAGAATCGGTGCTTACATGGCTGCTACAAATCCATATATAGGCGTTACCACTGCGGATGCGGAGTTATAAATGAATATTACATCGGCAAAATATGGAACGGCAGAGTTAGAACCAGAACGTGGTAATACAAGGATAATCGCTACTATTGATGGCGTAGAAATGCAGGTACCGCTTGACCCAGCCAACCGCCATTACGCAGCTATTCTTGAGTGGGCAGAAGAAGACGGCAACACAATACAGGACGCTGATTAATGGCATATATAGGCATTGACCCAAATGTAGGAGACATCAGCTTTCAGACCTTTACAGGTACTGGAAGCGCAACAGCGTTTACACTGGCACAAAGCGTTGTCAGCGGCGAAGCGATTATGGTTGTTATTGGTAACGTCATCCAAGAGCCAGGAATAGGCAAAGCGTATACAGCGCAAGGCACAACTCTGACGTTCTCCTCACCGCCAGCTAATGGCGATGTAATACAGGTTCGCTACTTTGGTCGTGCCGTAGACCAGCCTACTAGTTTTGCAATGGCGTTGTTTAAGTACACAGCAACCGCAAGTCAGACTGCGTTCACAGGTGCGGATGCTAACGGTGCGATACTGGCCTTCTCTGGTAACGATGTGGATGTATATCTAAACGGTGTGCATCTTGACAGCACAGATTTCACCCCCAGTAATGGGGATACAATTACACTAGCATCTGGTGCGGCTGTTAACGATGAGTTAGTCATTCGTGCCTTCCGTGCGTTTACTGTGACTGATACAGTCAGCAAGTCTAGCGGAGGTACGTTTGCGGCTGAGATTACAGCAACACAGTTTCAAACCACTAATACCACGGTTGACACCGCTGTATTTCGTACCAATGGACAAAGTGTCAGTGAAGATACTACAATAGCATCAGCCAAAAACGCATTGGCGATTGGTCCGTTGACCATAAGCTCATCAACTACAATTACCGTTAGCGGTAATTTAACAATACTGTGAGGCATAGATGGCTTCGATTATAAATGTTGATAACATAAGGGCTGTGGGTAGTTCTACTACTGGGATAACAGTTGATAGCAGTGGTCGGGTATCGCTTCCGCAAATACCTTGCGCTGTCGTGAGTTTAACTACATCTAATTCACAAGATACGTCTAATCCGTTTGGCACAACTGGTGCAGACATATTGTTTGATGCGGTAACAATAAATCAGGGTTCTGTTTACAACTCATCAAATGGCAGATTTACTGCGCCAATAGCTGGAATATACGAACTTAATGTTACTTTTTTAAAAGATGATGATAGTGGAGCAAACACTACGCGAGTAGACATTTATAAAAATGGCTCTCTATATGATGGTGCAGGTCGGTACATTTTTACTGAAAACATTACTGATTATCTGCTTACATCTGGGACTACATTGCTCGATTTATCTGCAAATGATTATGTAACATTGCGATTAGGGCTTGGTGGAATTTATATAGATACAGACCCTTATTGGCACTCAATAGTTTTTAAGCTGGTAGGTTAAGTTATGTCAACATTATTTGTAGATACAATAAATGAGAAGACCACAAACAACGGGGTGTATAT